TAATTATGAGAAGAGCGGATTCTATGACGTTTGGTTTAGATTAAAAGATGTAGAGGGTGTTAATCACATGGAATTTGATAGAGATGATTGTATAAGACATCCACTTGTAAAAAGAATATTAAAAACTTATGAGGATGAACACCTTATAGATTTAACTAAAAAATAAGGGGGCTGTAGTTCAGTTGGGAGAACGCCTCCCTTGCACGGAGGAGGTCGCTGGTTCAAGTCCAGTCAGCTCCACAAACAAAAAAGGGGAACTTTCGCTCCCCTTTTTCTATGCTCTACGAGTAGGAATTGTAGAGCTATTCCGTGTCCTACTTACGAAATAAACCCACCAACACCAACAAGGCGACAAGTCCAGCGAAACCCGACTCGCCGAACTTGTTAATGATGGATGTGAGGTTACCTATAACATTCACGCCAAAGATACCAGCACCAAAGATGACTTCAGATACTGCACCTATAGCTACAAAAGATATCAATAGATGAGCTAAGTCATCAACATACCCTTTGACTTGTGTTATGATTTCCTTCATTTGGTCTTCTCCCGTTAGTTAACAAAAAAAGGTCACCCAGTCCTAAAACCGAGTAACCTCTATAAATAACTATAATGATGACTGAATATTAATTTTGTATATATATTTATATATTATTATTTTTTACGATAGATATATTTATAATAGACAAATAACATATAGGTAAATTATGGCTATTGACTACGAAATCTTTGACGGTAAATCACTTTCCTCGTTATTCAAAGATATATACGATAATACAGAATATAACAAAAAACAATTAGACATCTTAACAAAAGAACTTGTCCAATTCATAAAGGATGGTGATACTGCTGTGCAGATAGTTCCGATGATAAAAGAGTATCTTGAAATAAATGTAAAAAACGATGACCAACTTGTTAAAATGGCTGGTATCGTACAAAGATTAATTTCTGCAGAAAATAAAGCAAGTTCTGAAGATGAGTATGGTTTAACTGAAGAAGAAAAAAATCAACTCATGTCAAATATAAAAGATACTGTTGTAGATTTACAAAGTGAATCAGATAAAATTCATAATAAAATAAATACTATGGAATCAACAGATGTCCTATCATAAACAACTTTATCCTGACAAAAGAACATCTAATAGTGGTAATCTTGCCAGATATAATGACCAATTAAATTCTTACGTTAGTGGTAGGATACAATCAGCACAGACAGAATTTTTTGAATACGAAGAATTTGAAGTAACAGAAGTTTCAGATACTATTTATGGTGGTGTATTGGGAGTATTTACAGGTGATATTAATGGTGTCAATCGTGAAATTAAAGGTGACGTAGTTTTGCCGTTGTATCCAAATATAATACAAATACCTTTAGTTGGTGAAAGAATAGAGGTGGTTGAATATAGTGGACAACACTATTATAGCGGTGTAATAAATAGGACTAATAAACCAAATGAAAATGCAATTGCAAATTATTCGGAGGGTTCAAAATACGGAGAGACATTTGAAAGAAAAGATGTAAAACATATTAAAATTAATGAGGGTGATATAGTTTTCAATAGTAGATTTAATAGTGGCATTGTATTAGGTTCGGATGATAATAAGGCTGTAACTAAAATAGTTGTCGGTCAAAGAAATATTACTGATAATTTATACTCACAAAATATTGATTCAGATGATAGTTCTATTTACTTATTATCTGATGGAACATCCACGAGATTAGATGGTCAACGAATTGAAGGAAAAAAAGTGCTAATAAAAAGTGATGGTATATTTATTAGTAGTGGTGATGTAAGATTAGGTAGTTCAATAGAAAACGAATTAGAACCAGTTGTAAAAGGAATTGAATTAAAAAAGATAATAGATTTACTTTTGGATAGTGCAATATCCGCCAAACAATCAGAGGTTGTTACAAAGTTAGCAGCAAGTGGTGGTACACCAACACCAGAAACAATCCAACTTGGCACAGAAATTTCGGAATTACAAACAATCAAAAATTCACCCGTTACATCTTACTTTAGTGAAAAAGTTAAAACAGTTTAGGAGTTATTATGACTAAAAAAGACCTTGTTAAAATAATAAGAGAAGTAGTTAGACGTGAGGTTCAAAAAGAAGTAAAAAAGATATTTATAGAAGAACAAACAAAATCAGTTATTGAACCCAAGGTTGAAACGAAGAAAAATTACACTCAAAATAAATCACTTAATGATGTTTTGAACGAAACAGTAGGTTTATCCAAAAAACAAAGTGATTCAGAAGAATATCCAACACTTGGTGGTGGTACTTTTGATTCTTCAAGAATGGCAGAATTAATGGGTTATGGAAAACCAGAAGAAGTAAAAAGGGACATGGTGGCCGTTGATACTTTCAAAAAGGCTGGTGTTTCTTCAGAACAAGTGCCTGACCATATAACCAAAGCACTTACAAGAGACTATAGTGATTTAATGAAACACGATAAAATGAAAGGTAAGTAATGTCATCTACAGAAGTAGATTTAAATCCTAACAAGACTGTAGGTCTTAGTTTACCACTTAGAGGTGACAATCTAAATGATTTTTCATTGACACGTAATGCAGCACAACAATCAGCTTTTAATTTAAAAAATCTTCTTTTGACTACAGTTGGAGAAAGGGTAAATCAACCTGAATTCGGTAGCCAACTTAAAGCACTTTGTTTTGAAAATGAAGTCAAACGAGCCGTATCAAGATGGCTGAATTATCTACAAATTCAATCTGTAGAAACTTTAACAAGAGATGGTGATAAGAGTAAGATTTTTGTAAAAATAAATTATACAGTTGGTCAAGGAGCACCACTTAACACTACTATTGGGGTAGAATCAAATGGCTAGAATAAGCACGAAAAAAAATAAAGTTACGACTATAAATTATCTGAATAAAGATTTTGATGATTTTAGAAATAATTTGATAGAATATGCTAAAACATATTTTCCAAACACATACAATGATTTTAACGAATCATCACCTGGTATGATGTTTATAGAAATGGCATCTTATGTTGGTGATGTGTTATCTTATTATTTAGATAGTCAATTCAGAGAGTCACTATTACCTTATGCTGAAGAAAAAAGAAATGTTTACAATATAGCACAAGCCATTGGTTATAAACCTAAAGTAACTTCACCAGCAAATGTTGTTTTAGATGTGTTTCAGACTGTTCCCGCATTGAACGGAAAACCAGATTATAGATATGCACTTACAATTAAAGCTGGAGCTAGAGTTGAATCCGAAACAAACGGAACTACATTTAGAACTACAGAAGATGTTAATTTTAAATTTGATACACCCTCAGACGGAAGAACAACCACGATATTTGAAAGTGATGGTGGTACACCAACAAAGTTTTTATTAAAGAAGAGAGTAAAGGCAGAGAGTGGTCAAATAGTAAAAGAGTTTTTTTCTTTTGATAATGCAGAAAAATATAAAGAAATTAAACTAGCAAATGCAGATGTTATAGAAATTATATCGTGTACTGATGATGATGGAAATAGTTGGTATGAGGTTGACTCTTTAGCTAGGGATACTATTTTTGATGAAGTTGAAAATAATTCAACCAATGACCCAACCTCAGTAATAAGCAGAGATGTAGCACCATATATTCTTAAACTTAAAAAAACATCAAGAAGATTTACAACATTTATAAATGAGAATGACGAAACTATTTTAAGATTTGGTGCAGGTGTATCTGATAATCCTGATGAAGAGATAATACCTAATCCTGATAGTGTTGGTTCTAACTTACCAGGTAGTCCGAGTTATTTGACAAGGGCATTTGACCCAAGTAATTTTTTGAAAACAAAAACTTTTGGACTAGCACCAGCAAACACAACTTTAACAATTGAATATTCTTACGGTGGTGGAATAGATGATAATGTAAGTAGTAATGATGTAACAATAAAAACGCAGACAGCTTTTCAAATTGAAGACCAAAATTTATCATCAACACTTGTACAGAGTGCAAAAGATTCAGTATCTTTTAATAATCCAAAACCTGCAACAGGTGGAGGAGGAGGTGAATCGGTCAGAGATGTACGTGAAAATGCATTAGCTTATTATCAAGCACAACAGAGAGCAGTTACAAAAGAGGATTACATAGTTAGAGCTTATTCATTACCAGCTAAATACGGTAACATCGCAAAAGTTCACTTAGTACAAGATGACCAGTTAAATAAAACCTCAAGTGATTTAGATAGAAAAGTTACCCAGAGTGATGTTGATAATGGTGTGACTATTAGACAACTACAGGCTAGAATACCAAACCCACTCGCGATGAATATGTATACTTTAGGTTATGATTCTAATAGCAATCTTAAACCATTATCAGAAGTCGTAAAACAAAACTTAAAAACTTATTTATCTCAATATAGATTAGTAACAGATGCAATTAATATAAAGGACGCATACATTATAGATATAGCTGTTGATTTTGCAATTCTAACAAAAGTTGGATTTAATAAAAATGATGTCTTACTAAGATGTATAGAATCAGTCAAGGATTATTTTGACGCATCAAGATGGCAAATTGGTCAACCTATTATCTTATCGGATATAGTTTATCAATTATCATTAATAGATGGTGTATCAACAGTAATATACACGGCACTTGACCCAAGTATTTTTCAGGTAAAATATCCTGACACAGATATTCGTGGAACTGTAGTTGGTGACACGTTAGGTATAACGGAGTAACAAAATGCACTTTTTTATTTTTTCAGAAAAAGACACCACATTATATCAAGCTAGTGGTTCTCAAAATACTGGTCTTGATGAAATATTAGAAGTAAGAAAAGATATTAGTCCAAGTGGTAATACTGTAAACGTATCACGTGCACTCATAGAGTTTGATTTAAAATCTGCAACAAAAATTAAAAACGATTTTCCTAATAAATCTTTTAAATATTTTTTAAATTTATTTGATGCGAATCCATCTGCATTATCCGTAACACAAAGTTTATTTGCATATCCTGTTAGTGGTTCTTGGACAATGGGACAAGGAAGACTTGATGACAATCCAATAACAACTGAAGGATGTAGTTGGAACTTTAGATTTAGTAAAGATGAGGGAACACTTTGGAGACCACCTATTAGTGCTAGTGGTGGTAATTGGTTCACAGGTAGTGGATATGAAGCATCACAATCCCTTACTCATAAGACAAAAGACATAAGGATGGATGTAACCGATATTGTTAATAAGTGGTTAGATGAGACTATACCTAACAATGGTTTTATCGTAAAACGTAGTGGTTCATTAGGTCTTATTACTACTGGTAGTCACGACGCTGAAGGCAATAATACACAATTGGGTAATCTATCGTTTTTTAGTTCGGATACTCATACAAAATTTCCACCGACACTTGAAGTAGAATGGGATGATTCAGTTTGGAATACTGGTTCATTGTCACCACTCTCAAACACAGATATAGATGATTTGGTAATTTATATGAAAGGGTTACGACCAGAATATAAAGAAAAATCAAGAGCTAAATTTAGACTTGTTGGTAGGACAAGATTCCCAGAAAAAACATTTGATACCACACCAAGCACTTTGACAGTAAAATATTTACCAAGTGGTAGTTCTAGTGGAGATGGAACTTTTTACTCTATAACTGATGCAGAAACAGAAGATGTGATTGTTCCATTTGGTAGTGGTTCAAAAGTAAGTTGTGATTCTATAGGAAACTATTTTAATTTAGATTTAAATGGATATCAACCAGAAAGATTTTATAACCTTTTGTTTCAAGTAGTAAGTGGTAGTGGTACTAACGATGAACAAAAAATATTTATTGATGAAGGATTTACATTTAAGGTATCAATCTAATGCCATACACAAAAGAACAATTACAAAATGGTAAAAGTGTTTTTTATAATTCAATCAGAGAGGATTTAAGAAACAATTATTTAGATGTATTATCAGGTTCTGCAAAGAATGATTTTAGGGATTCTGACGGTGTTCTAATTTCTTTTGAAAGAATAGAGAACCCACTTCAAGGTATAGAAAAAGTAAATTTAGAC